TCACCACTTCGGCGACCCTGGCATCGACAACTTCATTGATTTTGCCGAGCTTCGCGTCGAGCATGCGCTCAACTGCGCCGAGGTCGAACTGGCCACCGGTGTTGGCTGGGGGCATAACACGCGCCGCGGGTGGAGCTTCAACCCTTGCCGCTGGAACGACGGGCTCTTCGTCTCCGTCATAAAAACTGCGCAGCTCATCGCCGCGGGTAATGCGGGTCGCCACCGCAGTATTACCTTTGATCTTTGCGAATTCTTCTGGGCTCAGTAGCTCTTCGAGATCGTCGATTAACGCCATGATTCAACTCCCTAAGCCGTGTGGCTCTCGTCTGTTTGGGAAGGTGGAGGTGCCGGGGGGCCGCCTGCTGGCGGTTCCGCTGCTGGTTCCGGAGTTTTTTCTTCTCCAGAGTCTAAATCTTTGGGGTCTTTCTTCAAGCCTTGCACGACTAGAACTTTGATTTTTTCCTTAATGTCGTCGATGCCCGGCTTCAAATCTTTCTTGATTTTGGACATCTTACTCAGGACGCGGTACACACCCGTCAAACCTTTCATCAACTCTTCGTCCGCATCAGGCTCGCCGCCTTTTGCTCCAGGTTGAGGACCGCCGCCCGCCGCATCCCCGCCCGCAGGCAGGTTGTCGTAGAAACTTGGAGGAGCGGCAGTGGGTGCGGGCATCGCCATGGCTTACTTCACCGGCTTTGCTGGATAGCCAGTCTTAACATTCACACTGGTTCCGCGGTCGGGGATGGCTGCACCATCCTTGACGGTGTGGCCGAAAGTGACGATCTTGCCGCCGACCACTTTATGACTGGACGGATCAACGCCGAACGTCTCTTCCGAAACTCGCTTATTGTTTGCCATGGAGTATCTCCTGGGTTGTGGGGCCGGCGAACCGGCCCCGTGTGGTTGTTGGCTTGCCTGACTGCGCGAGAACTACTTCTCGCGCTTGGAGCCGCGCCGCTTGTGCATGCGTGACTTGTGTCCGCGCTTGTGACCTTTGCGAGCCATAGCGTCCTCCTTTTCTGGAGCGGTTTTTTAACGTGGCCTTCACCACGGTCAGGCTGGATTTATCATCTAGCCTCGAAATGAATATCAACTACAAATTCAAAACTGGCTACTGTTTGCGTAGGCGTTTTGCAAAAAAAATCAATACTTGTGCATTATTGTGAATAGTTGTGTATATTTGTGCCTATGGCGACGTATTTAACCCCCAGGCAGGTTGCGGACAAATTAGGGCTTGGAGTCCGCACCGTCCACAGTTACATAAAAAACAAGAAATTGCGCTGTGCCCGCGTTAATGCAAGGGTTTTTCGGATATTAGATACAGATCTGGACCGATTCATTTCTTCCCATGGTGCGTGAGAGCGCCCGCCGCGCCCGCCAGCGCAATCTTCTGCTTCGCTTCTTCGAGGAGTTCCTTTTCAATCCTGTCCTGGTCCGCCTGCGGAATTCCAAGTTTGCGATAAAGAGCCTTGCGCGAGAGCACGCCCAGTTTGACCATAGCGAAGGCGACCTGCACCTCGTCCTGCTTCTCGATGGCCAGCATGCTTCCTTTGCGGATAGAGAACACCATCTGCTTTACGAACTTCTCTGGTTCCATGCCCTTTTCCAGCCATTGCCCATAGAACGGTTCGAAGTCTTGGTCGGTGAGTCCCTTCACTCCGAACTTCGCGATTCGGCTCTTTGAGGTTTCGAACTGCATTTTGTTGGCCGCGACCATGGTGCCGATGTCGGTGCAGAAGCTAGTCAACCCTCTGCCCATAAAGCGGATGGGGATAGACCGCGAGTTCATAATCATTTCGAGGGAGTCGCCGCCCGGCACCTGTTTTTTCTGCAAAGACTGCTGGATGGCGCTGGCCCCGGAAGTCATGTCCTGCTCTTTCTCAACATCCTGCTTCATCTGCAAAACGTAAGCTGGCAGTTCCGGAGGCTTGGGAAATTCAGGTGGGCGCGGGGTGTTGTTGTTGTACTGCATTTTCCCGCCAGGCGCACCGGGATCCATCGAGTCCCATACCGATTGGGCAAACGCCGCCTTCGGCGCCACGATCCGCGGCTCGATCGCAGCCCGAATCATGTCCATAATTCCACCATTGATCCGGTTCACGATGTCGCTCATCATAGCGATGGGTTCGAGTGGGCTGGCGCCGTTCGTTCCCCATGGAACCCGAATCAGCCGGAGTTTAGCGAAAGGGAACATAGCGTGCCAGTAGGGGTTTGGACCGTCTTGCAGCACTTTGCCGCCGGCCACAATCAGGAACCGGCCGCGCGGATACCACGGCATCCCAGGCTCTGCCCGGTAGGCCCAGTTGTAGCGCGAGTCCCCAACCCACTTCGTTACGCTGCCTTCGTTGACGCTATCGTCGCGAAACCAAAATTGCTTGAGCATGGCCTTTGGATACCGCGAACGCTTGGCGTCGGCCTGCTTTTTGCCTAGCAGTTTTTTGAGGGATGGGTTCAGCCGCACCCAAGAGGCCTGTGACATCTTCCCAGGTCTGGACATTTCGCCTGTGGGTCCGGAGGTTTCGAGGTCTGGATTCACACCGTCGGCCACCTCCCCGTAGCAGCGCTTCAGGGTTTCGACTGTGACCGGCCAGCGCGCGATGACACACTCGTCGTCCTGTATCCGACTGCCGGCGCCAATGGTCATGACATTGAGCGGCCCGAGGGGCATGAACTCGCAGTCGCCCATGCCGTTGTTCATGAAGGGGTTCCACTGGACTTTGGCGTAGCCCGTATGGAGCAGCGCCCACATCACCGACTGGGTGAGCTCCATTTCGAAGTCGTTTACTCGCGCCCACATGACGATCATCTCGTTAAGCAGCTCTTGGAGTTTTTGAAACTCCTCGTCCTCGTTGTGGAATTTGACCTGGAAATCAGGTTCGATGTCAGTGAGGAGCCCGGCCATTTCGACGAATTGCCGGAAAATTCGGTTTACCGTTGGGCGGCTGCGGCCGTACCGGGACTTGGCGTTCCACTGCTGGCCAGAGATGTAGTCGATGAGCCGGGAGGTCAGCCGAATCTCGCGGGAGTCAGCCAGATCACGCTCAGCCTCGTCGTAAACCGCATCCGACCAGGCGAGGACTTCCTGTTCTAGTTTTTTTCCCGGAGTTTCGGAGAGCTCGGCCACGGCTGCAAGTGTACCCGAATCCAGCGGTTTTTACGCAGGGTTGCGGTGAGATATTTCAGCAGAGACTGGATTACGCCGGGGACAAAGCTCCCCGAATCCGCTCTTCCCACTCGTTGATTTGCTTGACATAGGACTCATTTTGCCCGGAAAGCTCGACATTCAGCTTGGCCGCCGCGAGCATCTCAGCCCCGTTTTTTATGCCCAATTTTCGCAATTCTTCAGCCTGCTTCCCATCGATCAAAATGGGCTCGCCGGCCATGCAGGAGCGGATAAGGGATGCGACGGTGGGATGGAACCGCTCGCCCAGCGCCTCTTTTGCTCGGATTGCGACTTCGCCGTTGACCCAAATTTCAGCTTTGACGTCGCCCGGTCCCGGCTTGAAGCGGACTTCGGTTTTGATCATTTCAGGGTTAAGGTTCCCCATCTGCGCGTGAGGCATCCGGTGACCCATCAGGCAAAAGTAGTCCACGTTGTCGCGCATCAACTCGGCAGTTGGGTTCCCCGCGTTGCGGCACAGAGGACAGTACATAAAAGCTCGGTCAGCCATCTCGTCTCCTATCTCACTTTTTTGATTTCGCCAATATAAATTGAATTTTGCAAATACGTTTTGCTGCTCGCTCCGCGTTTGTAAAACTCCCACGACCGGCCATACTTATCTTTCCAGAAAAAGTGAATCCTGCCCATTCGATTGCGCCCGTACCACAACCTTTTTCCAGGCAGGAGCGCGGCAATCACTGATACAACAAAACAGTTGCCGGGAAATCTCGTCTACCATTCGTCTCCAAAATCTTCTGTCCCGGGTCGAGCCGAACTCAGCGCCGTCTTATAAGCCCAAACCAAATCTGGAGTGATCTCCGTCGAACGCAGCCCGTGACGCGAGTATAAATCATGCTCCGCGCCTATAGCGTCGAAGATCGGGCTGTAAAGGGTGTTCGCCTGGCAAACCAGAATTGGCTGCACTCGCCAACCCGCCTTACCTAAAATCACCTTGTCGGCCTCGGCCTGGGTGTTGTACTGGCCGCGCTGGCGCATTATATTGTCGTACACTCCGTAGACGTGGAGTTCGCCTGTCTCCCGAACGCGCTCAGTAGATACGGTGGTTTTCAAGTGCTTCGTGGTTTCGCGGAGGCAGTAGAGGCCTATCATGCCCGTCATTGGACCGTCGTCGTTATTCCCCTGGCCCTCGGAACGTCCACCGGTCTCCATGGCTGCGAAGTCTATCATCTCGTCTAGCATGTCGGCGTCGCGGAGAATAACCGTGTGGTCAAGCAGCGCCTCGTTCATGCAGCCAATGATCTCGTCACGAGTCTTGCTGTTGGTCACAAAGTGAAGATAGTTGCTGGCTTGATTGGTAATTTTATCTTTCCATTGCGGCCGGTAGAGATTCGGATAGTCAAAGTCGCGCAACTCGTTGCCTGTTGTGATTCCATCTTTCATGTACTCGACGGCGACTTCCGCGTTGTTATAAAAGATTCCGATAGCTGCTACAACGTGCGCGTATTTCTTTGGTGGAATCCAACCCCACCACGTCGCAACCTGGGTGTCTGGCTCCATGCCCATACCGGCGCGATACACATTACAGACGGAATAATCGCCGCCATTTCCAAGCGCCACGTCAGCGGAAACATAGTATGTCGATTCTTTTTCCGGCATCTCCCAAACGTGGAGTCGCTTTCCACCTCTACCCGATTTGCGCCGCGGTAGAATCTCGTCGTCGCCCACTGGCATGATGTCAGCAGTGTTGATGCGCGGCGGCTCCATGCTCACCAGGGAGATTTCCCCTGCGAATAAGGGCTTGCAGATTTTATTCATCGACTGCCATTCAAGAGAGTCGCTGTCGAAAGCGCAGAGGCCGGAGGATTGGAAAGCCTCGGTCGGAGTCAGCGGATACGATTCTAAGAATCCGGCTTTAGTTCCTGAGCGCTTCGCCGCGCGCATGCGGGTACGACGGAAATTCCAAAACGTGTCTGGAATTTCAAAATGTTCTTCTTTTTTCACGCGCTCATTGAATGTCTTTTCGTCGTCGGCAAGCTCGAACGTCGCCGGCATGTTAGCCGTGGGGGTGTAGTATTTTTTAACTTTGTAAACTGGAATCCAGACGGCGCGCATATCGTTGTCGCCGTCTACTGCTGAACACCATTGTTCGTAAAACAAGCCATTGCGCCCTAAGCCAGTGGACTCGAAGACCTGAAAGGTGTCGATCGCGTTCATCGAAGGCCGGATGTCGCCTTCGTAAACCTCGTCGTTAGGCCAGCGACTAACCTCCGACCCGTGCAAGGCGCGAATAGTGCGGCCGATGGCCACGCCCGCCGTCTTTGTCGCTGGAGAAACTTGCAGCATCGAACCAAGACCGGGATCGACCATACGCTCTTTTTCGTCTTTGCGCTGGAACTCAATGCCGCCGCTTTTGGTTTTATACATATACTCCGGCCTCAACCACCACGGAAGATTTGAATAGGCGTTGATGCTCAACTGGTAGATGTACTCGGACGTGGAATTATCTTGGGCGATGATCATCGTGAAGCAGTGGGGTGTTGTGATGGTGCGGTGAAACATGGCCGCCGCCGTCCACACAGAGATTCCACTCTGCCTCGGTTTCAGGACGATGATTTTGCAGTATCCTTTCTCTGCCCACTCTTCCTGCATCGCCTGGTAGACAATTTCCTGGTGATCCCAGAATGGGTATAAGGTTTTTGCGACACCTTCCTCAGTTTTGATGAAGTGATAATTTTCAAGGTAGTAGCGCAAGTCGAGAGATTTTTCTACTTCTGATTCAATAAACGAAAGTGCGTCGGGAGGGAGTTCTGCCCAGGCGCGAGCATCATCTTGTTCGCAGTGGATGTAATGTTCCTGCAAGACTTCGATGGCGTCGTTGAGGTCGGGATTTTTACGGGGTACTCTCATCAGATTCTTGGACTACGACACTCGTTTGTAGACTCCACTCTCTAGTACGGCAAGCGTCATTTCGTATGCGCGCCCGCACTTCGGACAATACGGCGGCACTCCAAAGTACCAACGGAACCGCGTCCCACATCCCCATTGGCGCGGTCCGTACGATTCAAACTCTGCAACCTCTTTCGGCGTGTAATGTGACTTGCCTCCGTCGCAGACGTGCTCAAGTATGATCGGACCAATTGCTTCGTCAACGGTTTTATCTACCGCAACTGCGCCTGTCGGGATAGCCGCTGCCGCAACTGCCGCCGCGCCGATGCCAAAAAACTTCCGCCTAGATTGATCCAAGAAGCCTCCTTGTTACTCTATAATTTTGGACTCAAATTAAACGTGTACCCCTCCGGTTCGTTTCCAAGTTCCATCGGCCTGAGTTTCCTGGCCGTTTTGTAGGTGTCCTTGAAGTCCCCAAACGATTACCCTACAAGAACTGCAATCCGCGCTAATGGGGCCACCTAAATACACATCGCACCCGCAATCTTTGCAGATTATATGTTCAGTTGAGGCTTGGAGCGCCGTCAGTGATTCATCGTTATTTTTCCGCGCTAGATAGCCAAAGAACTTCCGCTTAGATTGATCCATAGCTACTCCAGCCAATCTGCGCGAACTAAGTCCTTCACTTCTTCGATAAAATCTTCCTGCTTGCCGATAATGAAGAGCGTGTTGTGTTTGTGAGACATGAGGTGAAGGGTCGTGAGTCCAACTACTATACGATCCTGCGGAACGAATTTGTTATAAATCTTGGTGTACTGCTCAAATGTGATAAAGCAAATCTTCATCTGATTTTCCATTGTTTTCTCCTTTTCAGTTGTACATCTATGCGTTATTGTTCATTTACTCTTCCACGTCGCCACTTTCTTCGTCGCCTTCTTCGTCGTCCCCGCCGAAGTCCTCAAACTCTTTAGCCACAGATTCCTCGTGGGTCAGCTCGGCCTCGATCGCTTCCACTTCCTGCTCGTTGGCCAGCCCTTTCTCGCCACGCTTTTTACGGAGCACAGCTTCAAAACTCATGCCAGACCCGGACCCGTTGCCGCCTATCCCAAAGTTGACCTGGGTGTTTGATTGGAGAAGCGGGGTTTTTGGTTGGACTTTTTCGATGAGACTCTGCACTCGGTCCACGGCCTTCAACTGCATGGCAATATCTGGTGCGGTTTTCGCCTCGCCGGTTTCCTTGTTGACGTAGATCACTTTCTCGGCTTTCATGCCGCGCTTCAAAACTTCGCCCATGCCATCCATCTGGTCCATGCACACTGAGACCGCTTTCGCTTCAAGAATGGAGGTTTGGTTGCGGAATTTATATTCTTTCATGTAGTCGATCGAAGATTGGACAGTGAGGACGTTGCTGCCCTCTTCTTGGGCAATCTGATCGACGGTCATACCCATGCCTTCATACTTGAACCAGCGGTGGAGATCCCTGCCGGCAGGGTTGGGCATTGTGCGTTTTGCAATTTGTTTTTTTTCTTTAGGTGGCCGCCGGACAGTAATTGCGGTCCCCGGAGGCTTGCGCCGCGCCCTGGACTCTTGTTTTTTGACGCGGTTATATTCACGCAGATCGTCTCTTTGAAGAGTCGCCATAGTTTAAACCTCTGCGGGGGATTGGGTGAATAATTCTTGGTTCTGCTCCCGCTCCGCTTCGTCGTCGAGTTTCGCGGTTGTGCCCAGCCCATACCCGGTCGGTGGTGGACCAAAAGTTGTTTCCTCGGGAGCATACGCATCGGGCGCATACTCAGTGGTCGGCGCTGGCTCCCCGTTGATAATTAACTGTTGGAGGACGGCGATTGCTTTTTCAACCCGGACGCAAACCTGGGTGAGCCGCGCGGCGACCGAAGTTAAAGCCTCGGCGTTGATTTTCTCGATACCGTCCTGCATCTGCTTGCGGTGTTCTTCGAGGAGCCCGCGGACTTCATTGC